TGCTGCTATCTTAAGAATGAAATAATCGCCGGCATGGTAGAGTGTTCGTTTAGAGTCCCTGCAAGTCCACTTGACCGTACTAAACGAACACTCATCTGGTACGGATGGAAGATCGGCTGATTTCAGTCGGTCTTCTTTTTTTATGCGGAAATATATTAGCATGTGATCAGCGTAGACCTCCGCGCGAGTCACAAAGGCATCCAGCAGGCCGGATTTGGTAAACTCCTGATCAACGTATCCTTCCCGGAAGATCTCCAAAAAGCTGATGATGTCCTCCTCTGTCGGTTGCTCTTCCAGCAGTTTCTCAGTCTGCCGGATCTTGTCAGTCAGGGAGGCTTCTTCCTGCTCCAGTCGGATCAGCTCATCCTTGGTAGTGGTGGTAAAGATCCCGGCTTTAATGGCGTTTAGAATGTTCGTCTTTTGGGTCTGGACTTCGGCCAGTGACATCCTGGCAAGATCCAGATCCGAATCCGGGCGGAGTTTATCTTGGTCAAGGATCGTCTGGTGTGCCATCCATCGGATGGAATCATCGGACAGCACATCCTCCCAGATGGCCCGGCAGATCGTATCTTCGAGCAGATCACGGGGGAAACTCCGCTGCTCGCATTTGTGCTGCCTGCGGCTGTGACATGTGTAATAATAGCAGAGCTTGCCTGACTTTGATGTCCCGCTGGTGCCGGTCATGGCATCCCCGCAAAGTCCACAGAAAAGCTTCCCGGTCAGGGAGTAATATCCGTTTGGAGTGCGGCGCGGGCCTGTTTTTGTGTGGCTGACAGTCTGCACCTTGTAAAACAGGTCTTTGTCTACGATCTGAGGGATGGCGTCTTCCTGGACATGATATTTCGAGATGTAGGTGCCAATATACCTCTGATTGCTCAGCAGCGTGTTAAAAGAGGATCTATTCCATTCGGCGCCATGTCGGGTTTTGATGCCTCTGGCATTAAGGTCCCGGCAGATGTCGGCATATGTCTCTCCGGATCCGACCCGGCGGAAGATCTCCCGGACAATCTCCGCCTCCTCTGGCATGATCTCATAGTGACCATCAGCGGACCGTCGGAAGCCAAAAGGGACAGAGCCGGATGCCAGGCATTTTTTCGCATTGTCCTCGTAACCGCGCCGGATCTTCTGGGCCAGCTCCGCGCTGTAATACTGGGCCAGTCCCTCAAACACGGATTCAATCAGGATGCCGGACGGGTTGTCTGTGATCGGTTCTGTGGCTGACACAACACGGACGCCACTCTGCCTCAGCTCGTGCTTGTAGCGGGCGCTGTCGTATTTGTCGCGGGAGAACCGGTCAAGGGCATACACGATAATCGCACAAAAACGGCCCTTCCGCGCGTCCTTTATCATCTGGAGGAATTGTGGGCGGCGGTCTGTGCGACCCGTCATGGCGCGATCTGAGTAGGTCTGGAGTACATTGTAGCCTTCTCGCTCAGCGTATGCCATGCAGACATTGATCTGCTGCTCTATGGATGCCTCACGCTGGGCGGAGGATGAGAAGCGGGCGTAGACGACTGCGTTCATTTATTTGAGTTCCTCCATAGATTTAAGGACAGCGATAGCAGCTCGTTTTGCAGCCAGGGTAGCATTACGCCAAAGTACAACCATTTCGGCGTCTTCTTTTGGCGTTTGGCTCTTACGAGGTTCAAGCATTTCAAGGACCGCCGGATGGAGTGGCCGAGCCGCGCCTGGAAATGCGTCAAGCAATCTCATGCCTCTGGTTTCACTTTGCACAGGTTCTTCATAATTCAGCAGATCGTCCGGAGTACAGCTCAGCACTTCGGCAATTTTCTCAATCATATTGATGCGGGGAAAAGCTTTCCCGGACATCCAGCAGTGGACCGTAGATTCGGATACACCAACAGCAGCAGCGAGATCGCGCTGTTTCATCCCGGCCCTCTTAAGATACTTAGCCAGCGCCTGCTTGAAAGATTCCCGTGCTGTCATGTATATCACCCCTTCCGCCTATAGAATAACACCAAAATAAAATAAAATCAATTTTAATTCAAAAAAACTTGAATTAAACTATTGACAATAAACTTGAATTAGATTAAAATTCATGTTGTTGGTGGCCACTGACAATGTGCATTAATCATGGAAGGAGAGTGTGATGCTGTGGGAGAAAGATTGCGCATCACTTTAGAGGCAGCTCGCGTAAATGCTGGCCTGTTTCAAAGGGATGTAAGTCAACGGCTTGGCGTTTCTGTCCCAACATTAATCAGTTGGGAGGCAGGTAAAACTTTGCCTCCCGTTGATAAAGCGCAAGAGCTTGCCTCACTGTATGGGGTGCACCTTGACGATCTTATTTTTTGCCGTAAAGCTTGAATTAAATTCAAGTTATGGCAGAGGGGTGGCGCAGCGTGACAGACTTACCGCTTAACTTTGAGCGCAGCCTATATCAGGCAGTCGCTCGCTTTAAGGCCGAGCACAGGGAAGACTTGGAAGATAGAACAAGACTGAGGAAAGAAAGAGAAAGGAAGGATCAAACAGATGAAGCTTAAGGAATACACGGACAAAGAGGCTATGCTGTCAGCGATCAGGGAAGAGGCAATCAATACGATTTCCTGCATTCTGAACGACTGGGACGGCTATACCGACGAAAAGAAGGTTTCTGCAATTGATGGCGTGCTGAACTTTATGGCCGGAATCGAAGAGAGCATGGTGGTGGATCCTCGTGAGCATACCTGACGCGCCATGGATCCTGGAGGCGGAGCGGTACGGATATAACGACGCTGACATGCGCTGCCCGGTCTGCGGGGAGATCTGCAGCACGATTTACACCAGAGACGGCGAGCCGGTCGGGTGCTCCGAATGCCTGGGAATGTGGGAGCCGGACGAATGGCACGCCGAACACGACAGGATGGAAGACAAGCATGGCGCCATGGGTTAAGACGTCTGTCAAGGTTGAGGAGAGCGGCGAGAAGACAATCAGGTACGAATCCTTCCGGAACACGTGCATCATCGAAAGCCGGAAAAGAGCAATACCTCACGGAGCCGGGAGCGGGAAAAGCGGGTGCTGGCTGCACACATCCTACTTCCTGATCCAGCCGGACGGGACGGAGAAGGAATACTGGACGCTGGCAGCAGCAAAGAAGGCCGCGGAGGAAAGCGGCAGATTGGAGCGGGACTGATGAAAAAGTACTTCATGGGGACTGAGGAGTCCATCGAGCGCTGGGGCTATGCTGTCGCGTTTACGACTGTTGTCATGCTCTGGGGCATTGCGCTTTGCATGGCCATGGGGGTGATCTGATGGATGCGTTTGAATGGCTTGGCAGATGGGAGGACATCCCCGCGCCAGGCAGACACTGTCAGAGGCTCCCGGCGCCGGATGCATTTGGCTACCAGTACTGCCCGACCTACTACGGGAGCAAGGTGCCATGGACAGCCGGGCCGAGGTATTCCATGGCCGACCGGGTGATCCGGGCGATCCCGGCGGACGGTGTTGTGGGCGATCCGAGCCCGAGCTGGACGCGGAGCCCTCAGGCACGGCACTGGCTGGAGCCTGAGCGGATCGGGATCTGGGCAAGGATCAAGAAATGGCTGAAGAGCTGATTGGAGGTGAAAAGAGATGAGGAAAGCGTATCCGAAATGCCTGCAGGAGCGGTATGACTGCTTCGCGATCATCAGGGACGGGCGGTGCGACTGCCTGCTTGACACAGACTTCGGCGACCGGGCGTGCCCGTTTTACAAGCGCGGCGAGAGGCTCGAGCCTGGCAAAAAGCCCGTGACAGCCAGGGAGATTGAGACCGCGGTCGTACTCGACGGCGTGATGGACAAGCCGATTGAGATCAGGCGCGAGGGAGGCCGGGATGGCTCATGGGGCTACAGGATGTAAAAAGACCGCGGGCTGTTGGCGCAGCGGGCGGTCTAAACGGGGTGATCTGAAAATGAACCGTAATTATTCTATCACAAAGAAAGGGAAAAGAAAATGGGTATACCTGTTTTGATTCTTGGCGAGAGCGGCAGCGGGAAGACCTATTCCATCAAAAACATGGACCCGGAAAAGACGGGGATCTTCCTGGTGGAAAAACCGCGCCTGCCATTCAGGAAACCTTTCAAGTTCATCAAACAGAAGGCCGGATATCCGAGCATTATCGGAAGCCTGAAGGAAGGGAACCTGAAATGTTACGTTGTCGATGACAGCCAGTACCTGCTGGTGAATGAGTTCTTCGACCGGGCGAAGGAAGTCGGATATCAGAAGTTCACGGACATGGCGCTGAACTTCCGGAACCTGATCCATCTCGTGATTGGCGGGACTTCAGACGACACCATCGTCTACTTCCTGCACCACACAGAGACGGATCAGGCCGGGAAGGTGAAAGCAAAGACAGTCGGCAAACTGCTGGATGAGAAGCTGACCGTGGAGGGGCTCTTCGACATCGTGCTGCGGACGGAGATTAACCAGGAAGGGCACTGGTTCCGGACCCAGTCGGACGGCTTCGACACTGTCAAGAGCCCGGAGGGCATGTTCACGGAGCGGATTCCGAACGATCTGGCGCTTGTCGATAAAACCATCAGAGAATACTACGGCATGGGGGCGGTCTGATGGCAAGGAAGACAACGGGCGAATGCCTGAAGTACATCCGGGTGCCGGTGACCATTGAGGTCTGCTTCCCGGAAGACATGCTGATCTGTGACATCTGCGACTTCTGCAGGACGGAGAACAGCGGGACCCGTTTCCGGTGCCTGCTGAACTCCCGGATCCTGCCCTACCACAACAGAAGCCTTGGGGAAGACTGTCCCCTTGGAATAAATCAAAAACCTACAGAATATGAGGAGGAATAAACCACATGAAACCTATTAATGGATTTAAAGCTGAAGCACCCGCCGCCGGATTTGAAATGCTGCCAAAGGGCCTGTATGTCGCTGGCATCCAGAATGTTCGGATTGAAGGCGAGGCGCCGGACCAGAGGATCGTTATCCGGCT